TAACGTAGGTCCCATTCTGTGTCATCCCATCCAGGATCACTGCCAGGTCCGACCTCAGGAATTTCATTTATATATCCATGGATTAGCCCACTTGTAGTCAGACTTAATCCCGCTGGCAACTCACCGCTTTTTAAAGTCCATACTAGATTATCACCTAGGACATATTCTGTAGCTTCTAACTGTATATCAACTATATCACCATCAAAATAAATTCCAAGATCAACGTCACGTGGAACTATCTGTGGTGGTGCTACGTTGGTAATAGTCAGTTGGAATGTGCGATCTGCTATCAGACTGTCACTGGTATTAGTTACTCGAACTGTGAATGTATATGTTTGATTTAAATCTGGGCCAGCAGTGCTGACAGGGATGCCTTGTAGTATACCTGTGGTGGTTACTTGTATTCCAGGAGGTAGTGTTCCTGATACCCTAGCGTAGGCTAAAGTTCCTCCAGCAGTATCATATGCATCGAGAGCATATTGATAATACTCTGCTGATGGTACTATACCTAGATTACCTGCGGGAGTTATCCACTGTGGATATGCCATCACTTATCCTATTTTATACCATTTAACATCAGCTGAACTATAGAAATAAGTAGCCGCACTACCAGCAGCAACAGACAAGTTTGCTCCTGGTGAAACTGAGCTTAACCACTGTCCATATACTGCTAGATGCTCTATTGCTATGTTTGAGCTGATGCTGATTGTCGTGCCATCTGTTGTAATGTTAGGTAAGGTAATATTAGCACCAAAGCTAACAACTGTGCCTGTTGGAGTTAAGATTATGCGACTGACATCCACGTTAGCAGTTACGGCTATATTGGCTGTGGGTGAATATTTCTGATACCCTGTATTTACAACAGCACCACTAGTATTAAGAGTTCCATTGGTAGTAAGTGTTCCTGCTATATTAATACTACCAGTAACATTGATATTACCAGCATTGAAACCGGTATTGCCCATGTATTGAAAATTGTCATTTACTTTAATAAACGCGGTACGTAAATCGTCACCTGTTCCATCGTTGGCTGTAGTACCTACATTGATTGCAGTAAAAGATTGTGTAGTAATTGTCATAATTGTAACCTAGAAGAATCCTATATTTCTAGTATTTATCTAGATTTAGAGAATTGATTAGATCAAAATTTAGAATGGTACAGTAGCACTCTGCGTTACTGTGCCGTTGTTGGTAACAGTTTGTGTGCCTAATGCAAAGCCCGGACTCAAACTGAGAAACTGGCTAGTACCATTGAACTGCAAACTACCTGCAAGTGGGGTATAATTTACAATCACAACGTTCTGAGGTTGAACATTAGTCATTAACCCCATCATTATGCCGGTCATCTTATCAGCCTTAGAATGAAGTAGTCACTGCTGTACGGACCCAAGTATTAGCCGCTGTGCAGATATATAAATTACCACTGCTGACTATGACCTGTCCTACTGTACCAGAACTATTACTGCGTGCCGGTGCAGATGAATTTACCAAAGTTAAGCCTTGAAATCCTAATAGATCAGTTACGGTTAAAACTACATTACCTGTACGCCCAGACACTGATGTAACGCTGTTTGTCAACAGATTTACATTGTTTTGCACCAGGGCAAAATTGTTGTTGATTTTAGTGAATGCTGTGCGTAACGGATCACCATCACCATAGCTTGGACCCGTACCTATATTGACGTTGCTTAATGTAATTGCCATACTAGACCTCTGAATTATCTAGTATTTATACGTTTTTGTTGTGGAATGCTCCGTATCGTGGTGCTGGGCCAAAACCTGGATCTAGTGGGTCTATACCTAGTTCTATGTCCTGCTCAGTATAGATACGCATTTGATTATTGGCCAGAGCGTAGAATTGATAGCCCAATTGGCGTGTGATCCAATTAGCTGAATGCCATTGCCAATCTTGATACCCTGGTTCATGCGGTTCATCTATATTAGGTACTGTATTGGTATAGCAAGCATAATAAGTCGAGATTTGATCCATGACTTGACTTGGACCAATCCATAGGATATCTTCTACACGTGTCATACCATGTATGGGCCAAATACTATAATGATCACCAAATAAGAACATATTAGGATTTTGTATTAATTTTAAATCTTCTGCTAGGCTTTTACTTGGATCAAATACTAGGTCACTGCGTAGGCGAACTGTGTAATCATAGACTATTTGATTTTTCTGAGCGTAGTCCATTTTAAGTTTGTTAGCTTCATATAAGCTACGCCACATGCTGACATGCCACTTACCTTCTACAGGATCCCAACGGCGACCGCCCCATTTAGGACGATTAGGTTGTAGATCATATTCTTCTATCATGACGATACGAGGAGCCCAAGCACGATAAAACTCTACATTTTTTTCTGGATTAGTTGTTTTGGGACTGTGCCATTCTGTGTCTGTAGATACAGCACCTAAGCGATTGGCATATCCTGTGCCGCGGGTTTCACTGTCCCAGAAGTGTGCAAATACATCACAGTTGGGCAATAAGTCACCTACATAACGTTTGATATTATCAGCAGTGACATGACCAGTACGATTCTGTCCGCTGAAACATAATGCTATTTTCATTGAAAATCTCTATTAAAATTAGTGTTAGGTATTTGTGTGTCAGGAACCTAACAAACCCCGTGAGCGCAGCCCATCCTGTTTTCGCGTCAGCGGAGGCGGAATATGGATACAGGTCCGCCGTGTATTACTATCCTGGGTTAAAACTTGATCCACAACCACAGGTAGTCTGTGCGTTAGGATTTTTAATACTAAATTGACTGCCCTGTAATGACTCTGTAAAATCTACTTCTGCACCATGTAGGTATTGACTGCTCATAGCATCAATCAATAGATGTATACCATCAAACTCTAAGTTGAAGTCATCTTCATTTGCGGCTTCTTCAAAGGTAAATCCATACTGCATGCCACTACATCCTCCACCACTGACAAACATTCTCAACTTTAAGTTAGGATTGTTTTCTTCTGCGATCAGTTCTTTGATCTTAGCGACTGCACCCGGTGCCATTGTAACTAATTTTGGTTGTTCTAATTGTTCTTCCATATTATATCCTCTGATTGATTATTTCCCAGTTGATGATCTTCCAGGTATTACGTAAATAAGTTTTCTTGTCGCTCTGATAGTCCAATGCCCATGCATGTTCCCACCAGTCGATCAACAAAGCTATATCTTTGCGTATTTCATGATTCTTAATAGTTTTAAGCTCACCGCGCCATGATAAGTAGATCCATCCTGATCCCTGTATCTTCATGGCTTGTTCTGCGAGTTTTTCTTGGAACTTTTCATACGATCCATAATGTTCTTCTATCAAAGCTAAACTCTTGCCTGTGGGCGGATTATTACCCTTAGGTGCACGGAATTGTGTGAAGTAGATATCGTGTAAGAAAGCACCAGCTTCATTGAACTCGTCGTCACCTTCACCCTTGTTGTAGCGTTTGACATAACCACCATATAGTTCACCATAGTGATAGTCTATAGTCTCTTCTGAGATGCTGGGCTCTAGCTCATCACGCTTGTAAGGTAAAGGAGTATGTGTGAGAGTTTTTGGTTCTTTAGCTTCTGTTATCGTGACATATTTAATAAAGTTAAACATATTATCTTCTGTAAGTAATCCTAGCTTTGGTTAAATCATATGGTGTCATTTCAACGTCTACTTCATCACCAAGAATAATTTTGATAGTGTGCATTCTGAGCTTGCCGCCAATGTAGGCTGTAACCATATGATCGTTCTCAAGCCTAACACGGAACATACTGTTACCTAGTATTTCCTCTACTTTTCCTGATAATTTAATAACGTCTTCTTTTGCCAATGGATCCTTTCCTATAATATGTATTTAACTAATTATTGATTTCACCATTTAAAATGGCATAAGTCATCCATTGTTTGAATGCTTTATAAACTGCTTCAGCTTCTTTTTCATCGGCTTCCACACGAACACCACGAACATAGAATCCATCTTGGGCGACTCTGAGCATTTCGCCACCAGCAGCTGTCAGTGAGATATTGTTAGCACCTAGGTGATTATCATAATAATTA